AGCGGAGTGTGACATACGTTTTGGAACAGGAACACTGAATATGCAGTTTGCTCTTAACCAAACATTTACGTCAACAGCACAAACTTACACATTCACAGAAACTTTTGATACTCTTGCAACAGGCCAATTAGATGCTGTTGACTTTTTATTCGACGGAACAAAAGCACCTTTTGATCTATTAATTGATGACGTAAAAGTTGAAGAGTTAGGCGTAGAAGGCTACCTCACAAAGCTCCACGATCAGACAGGCAATTTGAATCATGCCCTTCAAGCGACTGCTGCTAATCAGCCTCAGATTGTTTCTGGTGGAGACTTAATCAAGTCAGGTAATCGTCCTGCTTGGTACTACAATGTAAACAATCCTCAGAGGAATTTAGCGGTACAAGGAATGGAAAATCTAACAACATTAGACGCATTCTTTGTTCACGAAACTGGAAGCGATCAACAATTTATTTATCCATCGAGTAATAATAGTAGTTATTTTGGTTTTATTGCACACAATGGAAACGCTACTGCCTCAACGACAGTAAACTATGGTTCACCTATTTTAGAAGTGAATGGGGTTGAGAAAAATCCTAGCGACCGAGATGATGTTTACGATGAAATTGCAGGACGCAAGTTAGTTTATCATCGGAGTGCTTCTACTACTACTTGGACTGGATTTAATGTAGGCTTCTTTGATAATAGTTCTAATAATAGTTGGAATTTAGAAGACGTTAAATTTTCTGAAATGGTATTCTGGGACTCAGATCAACACAGCAACCAGTCAGGCATTGAAAGCAACATAAACACTCATTATAACATTTACTAATTATGGCATATCTAATATTCGAATCAAAAGAAGAAGCACAAGCTCGAAGCGAACAGGCAGCACAACAAAAGAACACTTCATTTTGGTCTACAGGCAGTGGCACAAAATACTGGTGGGGATGGAGTGAAGAAGCAGCCGAAGAGAATCCAAGAGCGTATATCGAAATTAAGAGACTCGTTTGGACTGATGAAGAATCAGGTGAAGAAAACGTAAGCATTCCTGATCAAGCATTACTCACTGATGATGACGCTCTTGTCAATTCATTACCAGAAGATTGGGTTTACCCACCTGATCCAATGGCAGATACTACAGAAGCTGTGGTCGCTGATCCAATGGCAGATACTACAGAAGATGTGGTCGAAGAGCCTACAGAAGAAGATCCAGAAGAACCACCACTCGCTGACTAATGAAAGACATACTTTTAAAATTTGATTCAAAAGAACAAGCCGTTACTTTCGCAGAGGACAACGGCTTTACTTCTGTTGTCGAAAAGGATGGTGAGGAACAAGTTAATGTCATTGAACAGGGAGAAGATTATGTCTTTACCGTCATCGGTGAACACTGGACAGAGACTGGTGAAACTGAAACATTTAGAGACGAAACTGGCATTGAATACGAACACCCGATCATGACGACTGACGATGCATGGTGGGTATTGTTTCGTGACATGGCCGACAGGGACATGACTCCCGCAGAAGATTTTATTGTATGGCATAGTGCCATGACTGAACAAAACGAGGAAGGCGAAGAAGTGCCTATCCCAAGACCAACTAACGCACCCAATCGGGTTTTTTTATAAAATGACTAATAGCGAAATAATCTCAAAAGGAGTGACAGGCATATTTGGTTCATTGATAGCCGTTACAATCCCTTACGCTGAATTTATTCAATGGGTTATACAGGTTATTGGTGGGCTATTAGGAATAGCTGTTGCTATAATTACACTTTACAACTTAATTAAAAGGAAAAAATGAATAAAGACTCAATACTCGGAATCGTAAGACACATCCTCACCTTCGGTGGAGGATTCATGACACAGAATGGATTAGCAACTCAAGATGAAGTCACTACAGGTGTTTCAGCAGTTGTTACTCTTGTTGGTGTTATATGGTCAATTTTATCTAAAAAGAAGTAAAATGCCTTTTAGTAAGTACTCAAAAAAGCAAAAAAAGTTAGCTTCTATAGAAGAACCAAGAGATAAAATAACCAAAGCTGACTTCATAAAACTCAATTCAAAAAAGAAAAATAAAAAGTGATGCATTTTTTCCGTATAATTGTATTAGCGTTAGAAGCTTACGTAAACTATACTAGGGGTAAGCAACGCAGATACATTTATGACTTGGAAGATAAAATTGATAAGCTTGCTGCTGATGGCAGTCCTGCTGCCAAGCTGCAAATTGAGAGACTTAGTGGGCGACTCAAGCTTGAACGAAAGCGCAATATATGATCCTCCTACAATAACCCTTATAAAAGGGTACGATTATCCATTTAAAGAGGGCAACTTGATGGGCAGGGGGCAGAAGTTTCACAGTGATTATTCTTATAGGAGGGCTATAATAATTGGGGGAGATAAATAATGCCTGATAAAAAATCCGATAAGAAAAAAATACTAAAAAAAGCTTTTAGGGATTTGAAAAAAAGAAGAGCTAACAAAACAAAAGCAGATAAAAAAAGAATCCCTGAAAAAAGAAAAGACGGTACTAAGAGACCAAAGTCAGAACATTCTGATTTGTACACAGATGAAGATCCAAAAGGCACAATAAAAGGTCTTGGGTTTAAAGATGTTGGGACTGCTAAGAATAGTGTTGCGATTATTGAGAAAGCCAAAAGACCACATAAACACAAAGTGCAAGCTACTATGGCTATGGAGCAAAGATCTAGATTTGCAGCTAAAAACGCTAAAGACCCTGCGAAAAAGAAAAACCTATCTTCTGCAAATAAAATATATAAAGGTTATCTAGAAAAATTAAAAAAAAGAACGCAAGAGAAAAACAAGGAGAAAGCATAAAGAATTTTATGCATAACAAGGCAACCTCATAGGTCGGGATCAGAAGTTCCATAGTGATTTTTCGTACAGACGTGCTATAATAATAGGAGATGATAGCAATCTGCGTAGGACACAGCCGACCAAATGATTCAGGAGCAGCTTCTGTAACTGGAGTCACTGAATGGGATTACAATTCGGAGCTTGCCGAGATGATTGGCAAGGAACTAAAACAACCGTATAAGGTTTACCACACCTATAAAGGTGGGAGTTATGTCACTGCTATGCGGTGGTTAGCTCGTAAACTCGATGAAGATCGTGTAGACACAGCCGTTGAATTGCACTTCAACGCAGCAACACCCAAAGCAACAGGCCATGAATGGTTACACTGGCACACCTCTGAGAAAGGAAGATTACTTGCACGTACACTAAGGGATTCTTTTGAAGACTCTTTCCCTCTATTTAGGAGTAGGGGAATTAAGCCACGTAAAAAAGGAAGTAGAGGAGCTTACTTTCTACGTGCGACCTCAATGCCCGCTTGTATCGCAGAACCATTTTTTGGGACTAATAAAGAAGATTGGGATTTAGCTGTAAATAGTAAACAAGGAATCGCCTCTGCTATAGCAGGAGGTATTACATTATACTCGGAGCTTGTGGAAAGGTGGTAAGGTGGTACTCCCAAAAACAGTTTCTATTGCTGGCAGACGAGTAAAGATTGCCTTAGTTCCCTTTAATGGCGATAGCCCTGACTACGGATTATATCTACACGACAAGAAAACTATTGAGATAAATAATACTCTCAAAGGTAAAGCCCTTATACACACCATAAGGCATGAAATGATGGAGGCTAGTTTATTACTGAGTGGTGTAGGGTGGTTAGAGAACTACGATCAAGAGGCTATTGTCCGTTGCATGGAGGAGATATTCTTCCCTGCATGGGAAAATTTTTTAAAGAAATATAACAATGAGTGAACAAGACAAACAACCTGATTATTATTCATATATAAAAGCCAACGAGGGTCTTAAATTAAAGCGGTACTTAGATTCAGAAAACAATCCAACTATTGGTGTTGGGCATCTGATAAAAAAAGGCGAGAACCTAACTGAAATAACAGAAAGTAAAGCAAAAGAAATTTTTGATGTAGATGTACAAGAAAAAATAAATTATGTTAGGAATGATATAGACAAGGATTTAGGTAAAGGGACTTTTGATTCTTATCCTAATGACGTTAAGATTTCTTTAGTAGATTTAGATTTTAGAGGCGACTATAGGCAATCACCTAAAGCTGTAGGTTTATTTAAGCAAGGTAAGTATTATGCTGCTGCGGAAGAACTTCTTAATAATGATGATTATAGAAAATCTTTAAAACAAGGTACTGGAATTGCTCCAAGAATGGAGAGGAACGCTCAATCTTGGGTTGATTTAGGGAACGCTAAATCCCTAAATACAAGTTTTGAAGGGGCTGTTGAAGAGAGGATTAAACTTCTCAATGAGAAAAAATAAAAAATTTTTTACGGTTGATGGTGACTTTGTTGTCTATAAACCGTCGAGCGAAGACTTAGTCCTTGCTCATAAACGCTCTTGTAAATTGGGAGTGCTACCTAACTCATTTACTCAGGGTTTAGGGCGCATGGCAGGATACTTAGGTGAGATAGCAGTACAAAAATATCTGAAGAGGAGCAAGTATGTAGGTGACTCCGTGTACACACATGACATTGAGTACAAGAAAAGAAAGATAGAAGTTAAATCAAAGTCTTGTGCTACTCCACCAAAACCTCATTACTCTGCGTCTGTTAATTGTAAGAAACAGTTTATGCCAGACAACGATGTTTATTTTTTCACTAGAGTACGTAAGGATTTCATGGTTGTTTGGCTTGTAGGTTGGTTACCAACCACAAAACTATTAAAGAAAGCTGAGTATAAACAAAGAGGAGATAAAGATACTGATGGCTTTGTGTACAAAACCTCTGGTCTACATATTGATATAGGCGATCTAAAATCACCTACGTTATTTCAATAAGTTTCTTCAGGCGTAGATATAAAGATAGGATACCCTTCACCTCTTGACCCTGCTACATTAACCCAAAAATATTCTTCGGCTTCATCAGGTTTCATTTCCTTAGATAATATTTGTATGCATCTTTCTATAGAATATACAGCTCTTGTAGGATCTTCATCTAAAGCGACTCCAATAAAAGCTCCGTCAAGACCATCAGGAACTATAACATCTTCACTGGGAACTACTGTTTCACAGAACTCGTTTATTTCATCTCTAGTCATCAAGATCACTTATATCCCATTTCAGATCTAAATCAATGGAATAAATTTTGTTGTGTTTCTTGTACTGAGAAGTAACTGGTCTGATAGTAGAATCAGCTTTGCAAGCTTCCTCTAGCGACTGCATACTGCGACGCATAAACTCTGTATTCACGGTTAAGTTATTTAATGGTTTACCACCATTCAATTCTGTTACAAGGGACATGAAGTCTGTAGCAGATCCTCTCCATACAGTTCTTGTAGAATCGTAGTCTCTAAATTTACGAACAAAAAATTCTACTGTTTCTATTAAAATAGACCTTGTTGAATTAGCAAAAGCAACTTCTTCTATCTCAGGATCAATGAAAGATTTAATACCAAACCTTGAGTCGCCCTTTATGTGTTTAGGAACTTTAAATTCGTGTAGTAACCATTGAGCAAAGTATGGAAGTTCTTCAGCTATCTTTGATTCTATAATAGTATTACTGGCTTCTTCGACTCCTAACAACTTAGCAAAGTTGCTTTCTGCCTTATCGGAAATACGTAGTGCTAGTATTTTATCTCTGTTACTTGAGTCCAAAGCAGGAATAACTGATAAACTGGTAGGGTCCATGTTTAAAGACATGATTACACGACCTGCCCAACTAATAGTTATAGTGTCTTCAAACTTTGCTTGATACTCAATTCTTGGGTTAGCGGTTGCTTTTTTAATCAACTCAGTGGCTCTACGTTGTTCTGCAAAAGAAGCAGCCGAAGTTGTATCATCAATAACCCAAGCAGCTACCCTACCTAATTCTTTGTTGAACTTACTATCACCACTAAGGTAATCTGAAGCATCAGCAAACCCACCAAGCAAACCACCAATCAATTTGTTAGATAACAAAGACTTACCTTTGTTTGTTGGTCCTACTAATATAAGAGCGTGTCCTTGTTTAGACTCTTTCTCATAGACAGCAGAATAAATTCTTTGTAGCCACCCATAAAAATAATCGAGAGATTCTTTATCTTTAAAGAATTGAGTGAGCCATGTATCTATAAACTTCCATTTACTTTTGTCAGCATCTCCCGCAGGTTGTACTGGTTTAAGTGTACTGGTGTTTAAAATTTTATTTGGTCCTGACTCCACTATTTGTCTTTCATCAAATATGATAGGGGCCACTTCATCTATTCTACTATTTTGTTGGATTATTAAAATAGCGTTTTCTACTTCGGTCAAAGGTTGTCCATTTCTTGTAGTTCTGAAACCTGCTTGTCGCAGTTCTAGTTTAAGTTGATCTTTATCTAAGGTACATGCTTTCCCGTTTATAAAAGTGTAGAAAGTCTTACCTGTAAACCAATATTTCCCTACAAGATAATCTAGTTTTGTATTCTCAAACTCATCTACAAAAGCTTGCCCAAATATTTCTTTCCAAGTTAAGAATCCTTTACCTGCCCTGTCTGAGTAACAGATCATACCATCTAGAGTCACCTGACATCCATCTCTTTCTATACCATCATCTATCCAGAATAATGGTCCTCTATCCCCCACATTAAATCCTGAAGTCCATCTACCTTTGTATTTCTCGTTCTCACGAACTTCTTTTTCAATAACATCTAATGGGATACTTAAGGCAGTTGGTGCTTGTGGTGGGTTTTTAATACTAGTTTTTATTAATAACTTTGTATAAAAGTCTTTCTTTAGTCTTTTTTCAGTAACATGAATAATATCACCTAGAAACCAATATTTAGCTGCGTCTAAACAGGACTCATCAAAACCTGCAAACATACGCCTGACTCTTAACTTGTCTGCTAGTGCTTTGGCAAAAGCATTAAACATTCTGTAGTCTATCAGGAGCTTTCCTTCAAACTCCCATATAAGTCTGATACCACCAGAAGGAGTTCTAGTTATAACAGTTGGTGGTAACGGTCCACATTTAGAAAGTACTTCTTCTACTACCTTATCCCAATCAGGGTCAATATTATCATACTCAACAACGAAGCCATACATTGCTTCTACTTTGTTACCACCCCTTTTAGATATTCTTGTAGAGGCTATTGTTCCTTCATTCAGAGAATAGAATACGTAATCTGTATCTGGATGATTCATCCATGCCCTACGCTTTTCTTTATCTGTAAACTTCTTCGGAGTTTTATTAAATGTTGTTAGTGTTTCGCTAGTGTTAGTGTGGTGGTCTGATAGGTTTTTTAAGTATCTATAATGGTGCATGTTATTTTTCGTATTTATCCAGAACTTTACCTTCGGCATCTAGGGGGATATCAGGTAACCACTCTGGTGGGGTTCTCATTTCTTCTATGACAAGATCCAAAGTTTCTTCTGCATCTTTCTCATCCACTTCTATGACAACTTCGTCATGTACGTGGAAAATAATTTCCATCCCTCTATTTTCGAGGCGGGTGAGTATATCAGAAAATATGTCCCTTGCAAGTGCTTGAGATGCATTTTCTGTTAAAAGTCCTCCGTATAGTTTCACAGGAATCTTTTTAGCTCCTTTAGCAATCAAAGCTATGTAGTTCCTCCTACCAAATTGCATGGCAGTTTGTATCTTACCGTAGTCCAAACTACGTCCAGATGGTAATTCAATACTAAAATCATCTCCTAATGAATATGCTACGTGCAACTTTCTTTGTAATTTGTTCCAAAGAGCCACAACTCGTTTCATTTTTGTTCTATATAAATTTACAGCCTTGACAGCTTCGTCTTCATCCATACCCGATATCAGAGCAAACTTACCTGCTGATACAGAGTAACCACAACCAAGGACCATAGTTTTAACTAGATGCCTTAGTGAAGGGTCTTCATCTTTTAACACCCCTTTTGATTTGTCCCATTTATCAAACCTGATAGCAAAGGCTTCGTAGATATCGTCACTTGCTTTTATTTCATCTAAGGAGTCTTGATCTTCCGCTAACCAACATAAAGTTCTAACTTCAATTTGCGATAAGTCTACGACGACTAACTTCCTACCCTTCTTTGGAGATATTAAACTACGTAAGTTGACTCCAAACATTTCTCCTCTAGGTAGGTTCTGTAAATTTAAGTTACCACCACTACCACTAAATCTACCTGTATGCGCTCCATGATATAATATACCTCCGTAGTATCGTTTATCTCCCATCGTAGCGTACTCAAAAGCTTCTAACTTTCTTTTAAGTGAGTTGATCCTTCTGTAATCACGTACCGCAGAAATCCATTTATACTTGCCCTCATTTTCTTTTATCCAGTTATTAGCGTCTTCATCTGTAAGAGCTAAACTTGCAGGAGGTTCTAGACCTTCTTTTTTACACTCATCATTAAATGCTTGCCTAGATAGTATGGGTCTATCATCAATCCAAGGAATAGAGTTCTCTGCTTCAAAAAGTCTTTCATTGATCGTTACTAAAGATTTTTTAAGTAGGTTAGTATTAATTGGAATCCCTCTTTGCACACACCTTCTATTCATCAAACTGATATCTCTCTCCATCTGAGGCCAATCTCCTTCCAAGTCTTGCCATAACTTCAAACAAAGTTCTGAGTCCTTCAGAGCATACTCATCAACTTCATCTTGGAACTCTTTAGTCATGTCCTCCCATCGTTTACCTGACATGTTATCCCTTGTAGATTTATCGACTTCTAAATTGTATAGGGTGGTGGTTGCCCCCTTCAAAGATCTAGGTAACCCAGAATATGCTGCTAAATCTGCGGTACACACCCATTCAGCATACTCATATTTTTTCCACCACCCTTTATCAACTCCATACAAATAAAGTGTTTCATCAAATTGTGCGTTGTGTGATAGGACTCTGTTATTTTCTATAACGCTCCAATCAAATTCTTCTTTGGGACATCCAACAAAGTTAGTCCCCTCATCTCCTACAGCACTAACTCTGTATGCATCAAAGTCGGTATGGCTGAAGTATCCTAGTAGTCCAAGGAATTTTACCGAACAATCTTTGTCGTAGTAACTTTCAAAATCAATAGCGATTGTATTCATAATTTGCGATGAGTTGTCCACCTACGTGAAAACCTATGACACGTAGGTGGACTCCCCCATTTCGTATTGCGGAACTCCTACCGCTTACGAGATTATATTAGTTCAGGCTGAGATGCCTTTAGCACCTTTAAGTTTTTGATCTGAGCTTCAAAAGCTTCAGTTGTTGCTATCATCTTAGTATCAGAGGATTCTAACTCTTCTATTTTAGAAGTGATTTCTTCTCTAATTTTGCGTACTTGCTCAAGTTCACTTTCAAGATGTGCTATCTTTATATCTAGATCAATATTACTCATAATTAAGAAGGGATAATTCTAGATACAAAATCAACAACTTGTGGATCGGTATCAACCTTAGTTACAGTCATTTGTGGTATGTACCAACTGACTCTGTTAGCCGTAGCTTGATCTGCCTGAAACTTCCAGTGTTTTGCACACAGTGGAGCATCTGGATTCATCGCTTGAAATAGCCCAAGTCTCTTGAACGTATTTCTGTATGCTGCCTTACGTACATGAAGCTTACCCATTGCATAAGAGGTATCTCCTATTGGGAAAGGAAATGCATCAACAGCTTCTTCCGATATTTTTGCAGGTTCAGGGATGAGTAGGGTTACATCAGCAAACTCAATCGTACCGTAGTCCGAATCCTGTTCTATTGCTTGTTTCTCATCTGCCGTATAAGCAACTCTCGCTACTTCGTTAGAACCGAATGGTACGTTTTCTGCCCACCCTTTTGCTGCCGTAATTGGAATAACAGATATTGCTTCACCTGTAGGCATAATAGTGTGGGTTCTATTGATAACGAGCGCACCCTCGTCACCATCGATTTCCGAAGATCCTTGTATAACATTGAGTCTTGGAATCTCGATATCTTCTGCTGATATCGCAAGCCTTGGAGCAGCTACTGGAGCTGCGAGTTCTTCTTTCTTTGCTTCTACTAACTTAGTCTTGGGCATGGTCTTAGTTTTGGTTTTGGTTTTGGTCTTAGTTTTATTTTAGTTTTAAGAAAGGGTAAACCTTTCCTCTGACGTTTCTATAATGCCATTGTTTTTAACAGCGTCAAGAAAAGATCTTGATTTTTCTCCTTTTTCTCCTTTAGGAGCATTATCCCCCACAGCATTAGCTACTTTTTTGAGGGGGATATTAATCAAATTAAGTAAATCTTCTTGTTCTAAATCGTACTCTTTTGCTATCTCTAAGAGCTTTATGTTATCTGTACACTTACGAGTAGCTCCCATAGATTTAAGTTTTAAGTTCTGAAACTCCATTCCATCTTTAGCTAGAGCAACAGCTTTTTCTTTTACCCTCCTTGCCCAATTCTCTACAACTTTGGCTACAATATAAAGATGCTCTACTGTCTCAGGGTCATTAGGATCTTCTATATTTTCTTTAGGTAAATTATCTCCTGATATACGTTGTACTATTTCAACTGCTAAACCGCCAAGTGAAGGGCAATAATCTTCGTGTTTACAGAATCGGCAGTTAACCGAAGGAGAAAGTGCGTCTGCTTCTGGGAAACCACCATCCCATTGAGGGCGCACTTTCTCCCCATTTCGTATTACGTCGGCTAGTTGCTTAACCAATAAGGGCAATTCCTCTCGTGTAAATGTTCCTTCCAGTACTTCATTGCGTACAGGTATATAGAACACAAAAGTGATTTCATCAAGCTCTGGATATTTTTGAAAAGCTCCAACCGTGTAAGCCCTTGCTTGCCAGTTACTTCTAGGTGGGTCTATTTCACTGACCCCTGTTTTGTAATCTGCTAGTATGGCTCTATTACCAAATGTAAGTAGTCTATCGCAAGTTCCCCACGTATTTGTAGAGTCAAGATCAACATCTAGTAAGATCTCATTCTCTTCCTTGTACTCCTGCCCTTTAGCATAATTCTTGGTATACTCATCCTCTTGCTTGACGATTGCTTCATAGATCATGACTTCGTCTTCATCGTGCAGGGCAGAGGGATCACGAACTTCTAAGGCTTCGTGGATACGAGTACCTTTTTCAGCAGCAGCGTTTGTACCTGATCGTCCTTCGTAACCAGAACAACCTGCTACGTACTTGAGACTTGATGGTGAGAAAGGAGCGTGTCCTCTACTACTATGATCTGGTTGGCTGTCCATGATGGGTAAATTCTTTGTGTAGTGAGGCTCTTTTCTCTCTGAGTGCCTGTATAGCCTTTGCTTTTCCTTCTTCTGTATAAGGATATTTAGACGTACAGTATCGCCTACCATTATAATCTACTACTCCAACGTACACTCTATGGTAGGAGCCGTCTTTTCTTTTAAACCTTGGCGCTCGTAGTCCTTTTACTCCTGTTTTGCTTTTTGCTTCCCAACGGTTTGCTTGGTTTTGGGCGTTGGTACATTCCCTTAAATTTTCTATTCTATCATCTAAAGTATTATTATTTATATGATCGATCATTTTTTCTGTGTCTCCGTTGAATAAAGTCCACACAACTCTTGCTCTATAGTACACCTTACCTTTAAATTTTAATCTCCATCTTGTTCTCCTACCCCTTTCGCTACTACCTTGTGATGGGCTATATAAACAACCTGCAACGTCACCTACTTTCTTTCTTCCTCTACTTACTTTGTAATACAAAACTCCATCTCTATACTCAAGTACATCTAAAAAATCTTGTGGTATAGCCTTTGCTATTTCTTTACACTCCATGTAGTTCCGTTAGGTTATTTATTTTTCTTTCAATAGAGTCTATAACATTTTCTTCTATAGACCCTGATGTAACTAAAACTTTTTGTATAGCGTCAGACTTTGCACCATTACGGTGAATACGCCCTAAAGTTTGGAGGTAGTCTTTAGCATTGAAAGAAGGGCAGATCAAACTAACTCTTGGTCTATCTCCATTACAATCATGTAATGATAGTCCAGTACCCCCTGCTGCAATGTTAGCGACCACAATAGTTGATTCATCATTTTGGAATTCGTCTACGATTGCTTGTCGTTCTTCTACTGTCTGACCCCCCTCTATAGCTTTGCATTCCAGTTGATCACATAGTATTACTACAGTGTCTCTGAAGTTAACAAACAACACTACAGAGTTACCTTGTTCTTCTAAGTCTTGTGCGTATGCAACTAAATCAGGAACTTTCATAGCTTCTGTTAGTTGTCTTGCACGTAGGATGTTAACGATCACATGGTCACTATTTCCAACAGAACCATTTTCGATAAGTTCTGTTATTATTTGTGGTGTTAACCCTAACTTTTCATAAGTCTTTATGATCTTCTTAGAATCAGCAAATTCCATAGGCTCTATGAAAACCCTGTTATTTCTGAATGAATCAGGGAAATCTGCTACAGTTAACTTAGCCCCCATAACACCATAGATCTTTTCGTGTATCTTTTTGAGGTTACTCTTTGATCCTAAGTGCCAACCATTCCACTCATCTTGATAACACCCATTAACTTTCATCCAACTAAACCAGTTATATAGACCATTTTCTGTTTTAGCTAGGCTATGTAGTCCTAACATATAACCGATAGACCTCATCTCTGTAGGATCTTCACACGCTGTTGCTGACATCCCATGTACTAGAAACCCTTGTTTAACTAGGCTTATAATAAGCTGTGCATTTTGTGTATATGGACCTTTGCATTTATGTATCTCATCTACTAAAAACAAAGTGTTCTTAGGGACTTTCCAGTTCATTATCTTTTTACCCCTCTTAGACATATGTGGCGTATTACCAGTCCTTACCTTTTCAAAATTAAGTACGAATATAGGATCAATACCCACTTCCTTTAGCTCTCTTTCCCATGAAGGGATCACTGCTTTAGGACACATGACAGCTACAGGACGGTCTAAACGTAAAGCTAAATGGGATGCTACTACTGTTTTTCCAGTACCAACAGAGCTAGAATCTAGAGTGTTTTTATTTTCTCTTAGTTTTTCTTCAAAGAAGTCAGCCACTTTGGACTGAGCGGGGAATAGGTTTTTCATTTAAAACATAGTAAAAGAACTTGAATTGAAGGCAAGGAAAACTTTTTACAATTTATCATACCCTACTAAAGCATGACCTTTGCGTATGTATCTAGCTATCAGAAAAGCGTCTACCATACCATCGTGAGGTTTAGAACAGCGTTTACTTTTTAACCAACATTCTTCAGGAGCTAATATATTAGCAACTCCTAATGCAGCTTTCTTTGTATCATATGGTGGGGCTAAGTGGCCTAACATAGCCTTTTGCCAGTTACGTACTTTGACGCATTGTACATCCCACTGCCTACTTTCAGCTAGTCCTAATAATTTTCCAAATGATATTGCCATAGATCGAACAGCTTGTGAACTCTTTGCATGGTGTAATGGCTCTTCGATAGCAAAGATAAAATCTGATTCAAGTGCCATCACCCATTCATATACTTTACGAGTATCAGTTTCTCGTTTCTTACAACGATGAAGTGTAGGCATCACTGTCTTCTCAATGACAGCTCCTGTTTGTTTTGATATGGCGACTAACCCACCGTTGAGTCCGTTATCAACTCCTATAATCACAATGTTCTATAGCTTTAGCAGAAAGTATTACGCCATCTCCTTCTTCTGGAATTAAGGCATCTACGTTTGGGACAAGCATCTGTATATAAAATACTTCTTTTGCTGAGTTAGGTATTACTCTGTAATAAGTACCAGACCTACGTTCTACAATGTATGTAAAATCTTTACCCATTTCTTTACGTACCATGACACAGGGGTTTTCTTCAACCTTCCTGTCTTCAAACATTACTCCGATAGATCGTCTAAGAAACATGGTGTACCCTCCCAAAAGTTTGTTTGTAGGTATTCATATTCATACCTTTCATAAGCTTGTTGCTTTGTAAGGTTATAATTTTTTTGTAGTAAATCTATTGTCATTTGCTTTGAGTAACAAGCAACAGGTGGTCTGCCATACTGTTCTACCGTGCCTATGTAAGCATCTTCTAAACCACTAAATAGAAGTACAGGTTTATCTAAGTCTTCTTTTGTTTCAGGATTTATCATCGTCTGGCTCAACATCTATTATTTTATCTTTGTTTATTTTAACAGCTCCATCTCCACGGTCTGCCTTTGCGTTATTTAAAATACTAATATCTATCTGCAACTTGCCTGAACCCCCTGCTGTACGTGCATTTAAACCTAAATTCCTACGTATTAACTGATCTAACTCAGATAGTTCTTTAACTGTACGTGGCCCTCTAAGGTTTTTAATACTGTCTCGCAGAAGTTTGATAGCCGAAGCAGCTACATAAGATTGATACTTTTCTGCTGGAGATGATTGTGATTGAGCAATCTCCATAAGTTTCTTGTCCTCATCTATACGAGCTTCCAGTTTAGCTTCTTTTATAGCCTCATCTGTTTTACCTTCTAGGTTATCATCAAGTGTTTCTTGTAAAGGATCTTTATTTTCTTTTACTTCTTCTACTTCTTTCAGAGATGGGTTATTTGCATGAGGATCTTTTTTTGGTTTTGCACCCTCATCCCTTAACCATCTACGGAGAGTAGACACATTGATTCCTAACTCCTTCGCAATAGTAACAAGTTTATATTGCTGCTCGTACATTTCGAGAGCATGTTTAAGCAGTTTGGATTTTTTAGATTTATAAGCCAAAGCACTTAATATATACTATATATTCACATAGCTTTCAAATTAAATGACGCAGACCTTACGTATATATGAACCAAGGATAGATGAGAAGACATCTAAGATGGATGTAGGTGGGATGAGTATTGATGCAACAAACACAGTGACAGGTTTATTGTTTGGGTTAGCCAATCATAAAAGTAATAAGGCAAGAGAGTATTACTTCTGGAGATTGTGTGACGAACTATGGAACCATGATGAACTTCCTGAACCTCTGATGGTTAAGCATCCTTGGGCAGAGAGTATGATACAAGCTGTTATACAAAATAAATATGTATCTATTGGTGGTGCTGCTTCATCTGGTAAGTCACACACTATGGCTGCATGGGGAATCCTGAACTGGTTAGCTGCTCCAAGAGATACTCTTGTTCTACTAACATCGACTACGTTACGTGAAGCGAGAAAAAGAATATGGGGTTCTGTTATTAGTTTGTTAACAGTGTTAGATGGCGCACCATTTAAGATAAGAGATTCTATTGGTAACGTCGCTTACGTAAATGAGAATGGGACTCTCATAGAGAAAGCTGGTTTGAGTTTGATTGCAGCAGAACGTAGTAAGACTAGAGAAGCTGTCGGTAAGTTTATTGGAATCAAACAAAAGAATGTTATTTTGATTGCAGACGAGCTTTCAGAACTATCAACAGCAATTCTTCAAGCAGGTCTATCTAACTTATCAAAGAACCCATCATTTAGTTTAGTTGGTTTATCAAACCCCGCTTCTCGTTGGGATGCTTTTGGTGAGTGGAGTGAACCAGCACAAGGCTGGGATTCTATTGATCCAAATACAGAAGATAGTTGGAAAACAAAATGGGGAGGTCTTTACAAAAGATATGATGGGGAAAGATCTCCTAACATACTCGCTGGTGAAACAATCTACCCTTGGCTCCCTACAGAAGAAAAGATAGAGGAAGACAAAGCACTGCTGGGGCAAGAGAGTAGAGGTTACTATCGAATGGTACGTGCTGTATTCTTTGACTCTGATGAAACCGATGGAGTTTATACAGACGCTGAATTAGTTAAGTCAGGAGCTATGGGTAGCATAGAATGGGAGGGAACTCCTACACCCATTGCTGGTTGTGACCCCGCATTTACTAACGGTGGTGACCGAACAATACTATATACTGGTTATGTTGGGTATGATAAGTCTGGTCAATTTGTTTGCCAGCTTGATGAAGCAATAGCTCTTACTGACGATGCCACCAACAAAGCCGTCCCCCGATCTTATCAGATTGTTCAGCAGATAAAGGACGAGTGCAAGAAGAGGAAGATACTCCCAGCCAACTTAGGAATCGACTCCACAGGTGCAGGTAGTCCTTTGGCTGATATTCTTGCTGCTGAGTTTGGTGATGATATTCTTCGTGTTTCATTTGGTGGAAAAGCTTCTGACAAACGAGTCAGCACTAATAGTAAACTGGTAGGTAATGAACTGTATGTCAATCGAGTTACTGAACTTTGGTTTGTGGGTAAAGAATTCTGTAGAACTAACCAGTTATTTGGTATTACTAATGAGTTAGCTCAAGAAGTTGTAGGTCGTAAGTACGATATGGTCAAAGGTTCTACCCTTAGAATGAAGCTAGAATCCAAGCCAGATTATAAAAATCGACTAGGAAAATCTCCTGACTTAGCTGATGCTGCTTTTATCTGTATTGATGTCGCAAGGCAACGTCATGGTCTTGTAGCTGTAGAGCCTCTTGATTTAGGAGACAAGGTACAGGGATCAAGGCGCAGGAGGTCTATAAAACAGCTTACAGGCGTACTAACAAATCAACCTCTCGCTTAGATTTGAGCGGTTGCCTTTAGCTGAAATAGCAGTAAATTTATAGGATATGGCTAAAGCTAAAAAGGAATACGAAAGTCCCCTATCTAAAGAGGATTTTGTAGATGGCAAGCCTTGGTGGGCAGACCTTTGGGATAAAGGTCAATTAACCAAAGAACAAGAAAAGTTAATCTTAGAGGGGAAAAGTGACCTCGCTAAGAAAATTAAAACAAAAGCAGAACAATCGTATAAAGATTCAGATAGATATAACAAACAATTAAAGGCCGTTGAAACAGCAGAGACTGCAATAGATGTAGGCTCTTTAGTTCTGGGTGCGCCCGCACTTATAAAAGGAACAGGAAAATTAGCTTATAAAGCAGCAACACAACCAAAACCAATGAAACTTTTACTAAAGCAACTTACAAATAAAAAAAAGGAGTTAGCATTTCCTAAAGAAAAACCACCTGTCAAAAGAGGTAGAAAACCTCAAGAGAAACTAACTGAAATTGAAAAGGTTGCGAAAGAAAAGGGAGTTACTAAGCAAGAAGCTGCTGTTGGTACTTCACCACAAGTAAAAGCTAGTAGATCTGAAAACCCTGCTAGATTACTTGGTTCACCTGAAGCAAGATCTAGAAGAGTTAAAGAGGCTATTGATCGAAAAGATAAGAAGGAAGCGATTGCAAAAGCTAGTAAGACTATAACACAAAAGAAAACACCACCTACTAGTAGAACTAAACGTGAACTTGATGATGATGTTATTAAAGGATCTAATAAGGCTAGGGAGGCTGAGTATAGAAAGAGGGTTAAACCTATACGAGACAAGAATGAGGAAATTGCAGCCCGTAATAAAAAAGCACAGGATGAGTATGCCAAAAAGTTAGCTGTTTATAATAAACGCAAGGCTGCGGGAGGTCGTCCTAGAAAACCAAAGGAACCAAAATTTGAAGAACCATTAGAATTTCCCCCACTTTATTTAAGAAGAGAAACTGGTGTTAAACCACCAACAAAGAAACCTGCTGATACTAAAGCTGCTGCAAAGGATACTACTCCTTCACCACAAACTCCTAAAGATAAAGGTGTTCAACCTACCAAACAAGGTGATACACCTAAAGCTACATCACAAGCAGATGATGTAGCTACAACACCCAAAGGGGATACACCTAAAGCTACATCACAAGCAGATGATGTAGCTACAACACCCAAAGGTGATACACCTAAAGGGGATACACCTAAAGCTACATCACAAGCAGATGATGCAGCAGCACAACGAGAAAAGTTCCCTGAATTTTTTGATACTCCCCCACCTAAAAATATTAGAATGCCTAAAGAAGCTGACGTACCAGCTCCAACAGGATCTAAAAATCCTTTCAAGACTAGTGGGCAAATAAATATAATTAAAGGTGCAGCTAGAAAAATTAAAGGTGTAGATGGTAAAAAAGTTGCTGACTACGCTGGTGGTGCTTTAGGTCTTGGGGCAACGGGGTATGGAATTAGTAAAGGGATGTCTTTGTTTTCTGGTGATGATGAAAAAGAAAAATCAAATAAGGTAAATCAAACCAAAGATAAGAAGACTACCGATGTTGCTTCAGCAGGTACAGTAGCACCAAAAGGTACTACGAGAGGAATAGACCCACTAACAGGTGAGCCTGTAAGCAGAAAACCGTTTTCATTAACACCACCTAAAGCTACAGAGGTAGCCAATACTCCACAAGCTGATAAGATAAGCCCTGAATCTGGTAATGCTCCAGCTAACCAAACTGATCCAGCAGAACCAAAACGTCTTCAATCTGAAATAGATTTAGCTAATGCTAAAAATAGATCTAAGATAAGAGAGATTGAGATAGCTGATCAGAAAAGAAAAGAGGAAGAAGAAACCCGTAGAAATCTAAGAGACTCTGTTAATACGAGAGGATATGCAGGTGGGTTTGGTCAATATCAAGCAGACCTTGAAACTATGAGGGTTACTAGACAAAGAGAAATGGCAAGAGACCAGCCTATAGGACTTGGTTATTTAAGATCGGGGGCAGAAGTTGATGCTCAAAACAGGATGAGAAGGTTTAGACTTAAAAATAAAATTGCTTAATATGCCATCAGGATTTACATCACGTTCAGCACAATCTGTTAGACGACTCGGTCCAGAGTCTAGTAGAAAACTACGTATTGCAGAGGAGTTAAAAGATAAAGGTTTTACGAGAGCTGCAAATGAAGTTGCTTATGAAGCAGCTCAGATCAAAGCCTCTGAGTCTCCAATAGATACTCCAACACAGAGGAGAGCTAGGGAAGCTGCCAAAGAAGCTATTGCCATAGGACAACAAGCTGCTATAAAAGGAGACTTTGACCCAGCAGCCGTCGTAGCTCCTATGAAACAACAGTTCTTTGGAGCAGTAGCAAACTTACCTAAACAACAAAGGGCTGATTTGTTGAATAGGTTTGAGCCACAGTTCCGTAAACAACGTATGGATAATATGGCAGAGCAACAGAGTTTCTTACAACTCAAGGATGCTCAAAGGAAAGCAAAGATCAATCAAGACATCGATGCTGTAAAAGTACAAGTGCAACAGAGGTTAGCTGAGATAGATCCATTGGCTCCTGCTAAAGAACAGTCACGACAAATACAAAATATTGTTAGGCAGAACCCTTCTGTGTTAGGTGATATGCCTACAGTCCGTAACATCAACCTGATGTATGACCCAATCAACAGGGAGTTATCTGCACAGCAGGGTAGGGAGTCTTCTCAGTTTCAAGCAGGTATTAGCACAATAAGTTCTTTAGCTAACAAAGGCGTATTTAAACCTGAGTTACTCAAAGCGATAAATTCAGGAAAAGAATTTGATACTGTTATGCAAGAAGCTGCTGCTATAAATCAAAGGCTAAATGCACGGACAGCTAATACTGATTTCCAAGAGGACTTACTTACTCAACTTCAAAAAGGAACTGTAGCTGATATTGATGCAGTGGCAAATCAAGGAGCCTTTAATGAAGCAAGTGCTAATACAATTTTAGAATTAAACCTTTTACGTAACATAAAGAATAGAGAAGAAAAAGGAGAATCCGTAGATGTCCGTCTGAAACAAATTGAACAGTTCAAAAGTTTTGGTAAAACCATTTTATCTATGGCAGGTTATAAAAGAACTGAGGGCTCAGACTTTTCAAACCAAATAAAAGGCGCACTTACTTATTTCTTTAGTGTGTACAGAGGTGGTGCTGAAGAAATATATAAGAATTTAGGTGGTGGCTTTCCATTATCAACAGATAAAAAAGGCAACGTAATTACTTTACAACAAGCCGTTGGTACGAGACCCACTAAGGTATCTATTGAAAAGGCTATAATAAAAGAAATAGATACACCTGACGAATACCAAGGATTTTTAACTGCTTTAGGAGCTAAGATCGCTTTTGGAGGTAAAGAAAAACTTAGCGACGCAGAAAAAATACCTTCAAAGTTTTAACAAATAAACACATAATCCCTAAACATAACTGCTATGACAGAAGATGATAATCAGGGGGTAGACATCTATACCCTTCTCGACGACTCCAATACCCCAATCGACGAGGCTTTAGATAGGCAAGAATGGACTACTACTTACGGGCAAGGTATTGAAAGTGAGCCACAACAAGTATTTGCTTACGGAAATTATTTAAGAAACTTTAAAAGAGAAAGAGGTAGTTTGTTCATAGAAGATGAGCGAGCTATCAGGCAGTCGGTTCAGGATACTATCAAACAAATAGATCCTGAATATAAAATATCAGATTACACAGGGACTGTGGATACAGATATAGCTTTGGTACGCACAGCCTTTGGCGAACAAGCAGGACAAGATGTACAAAGTATCATAGATAATGGAGGGAGTAGGGAAGACTTAGATGATTATGTTAACGATGCTAAGTCTTACTTAGTAGATATGGACTATCTAAAGTTTGCTTCCCTTAAAAAAACTAATGACAACGGGGAAGTGTTCTATGATTTAATAGGTAGCCCTAACATACAAGATCAAGAACAGGCACTTAGTGATTCCCTTAGTCTAGGAGCTGTAAGAAATCGTGACCTCTGGCAAGTACAATCAGGAATGACTGAGGAGTATGAGGGAGTTAGTAGATTCAAAGGAATAAGGTATAATAAAATAGGAGATGCTTTTGCTGAAGCATCCAAAGATGAAGATGACCCTGATGCTTTTGTAAATTTAATTAAGGAAGCTAAAGAATTCTTTAGTCAAAAAGATGCTGATCCCTCTGCCCTGATTACTAATGCCAGAACCCTGCTTGGTAATTCATATGCCAAAGGCAGAACTATCGGGGCTGATATTGCAAGGAACAGGTTTCAGGATGCAGAAATCATTGCTACTCTAGAAAACATAGCAGAGGCTGAGAGGTATAACAAAGGGGAGGTTGCTTATGTTACCAACCGAACAAAGATAGCAGACAATATTAAGATAACTAAAAGTGGTCTAGCAATAGCCCACAAAAATCTTTTATTGAACCGAGTAAATTTTCAGACTGCTGTTGAAGCGAAGGAAGAACTTACAGAAACACAAAAGCAACAGTTATATAACACAAGAACATTATACTTAACTAATAGCTTCGGTGCTTTCGATGAACTGTTTAGTGAAGGGACTGTAGATAAGAAGTGGTTGAAAGCCAAAACTGAAAGAGGTTCAAAAACAAATGCAGAAGTTCTGGATGATTTCTTATCTGACCCTAAGAACTATAGTAGATTTAAAAATAGAATAGGTGCTATCAGTGACTCTATCGTAGATTCCTTTTCAGGATTAGTTGCTGTGTTACCTGCTTTACTGAACAATCAGAAAGCTATTGATTTCTTAGTTGAGCAAGAAGAAGGCAGACAGAATAGGCGTAATGTAGCTGAAGTCTTTGGAGATAAGTTTGGTATAGGGATGGATGTAGCTACAACTTTATTCCCCGCAGTTGTTGACATAGGGGCTACAGTATTAGCAAGTTCTACTACTTTAGGTGCTGGTGGTATTGCTTATCTGTCTGCTAAACAAGGAGCTAAACTAACTACAAAAGGTTATGTAAAAAGCATGGCGGGAGCTGCTCTTACTAGACAATTTGGAGAGACAGCTAAAGATACTGCTCTAAGATTAGAAGCTTCTAAAGTTATTAAGCTACAAACCAGTGGGGTAGTAACTGAAGGTGTTACAGAAGCTATTGAATCATATAACAAATTGATAGCAAACAAAGCAGTAGTCAATCGTGTACAGAATACAGCGATTTTCTTAACGGCTGCTAACAGATCAGCAGGTAATACATATGCTACTGTCTATAGCAATCTAGATGGTGACCATTCAGAGAAACATGACAAAGCTTTAGGGGCTGCTTTACTAGCAGGAGCTGCAACAGGCATCATAACTACTGGATTTAGTGCGATAGGTAGAGGTGGTCTTGAGAATGCTTTTCTTAGAGGAGCTACTTTTAACCAACAGAAGTTTGTTCTTGAGCGTATGGCTAGAACTAAACTAACAAAGGTAGACGCTGAGAACGTAATAAGAAATACATTATCAAAAAGAATAAAGGAACTTTCAAAGAATAGGTTTGGTACTTTTTATAATAGCTTCGTCAAAGGGGGAGCTGAAGAATTTGTTGAAGAAGCTATAGATGATTTCGTAAACGCTTTCATTGTTGATGCTGCTCTAGACGCAGACACACCAATGATTGAAAAGGTATCTGGTGCTTTATACTCTGGTTTAATTGGTGGGATTATTGGATCAGGAGCTACTACTGTACGTGCCATAAGTGATAGTAGACAAAGTATAACTACAGGGCAGTTAGCAGAATTTCAATTTGAAGAAGAGACTAGATTAGTAGAGACATTAAAAGCTAAAGAGGCTCCTTTAACAGCAGCTTTAGTTGAAAGTCGTATACGTGATTTAGTAAGAGACCCTTCTGCTGCACTTACTCCAGAAGAAGAAATAGCTGTTGCAGCAGAAAGACAAGGAGTTCCTGTTGAGGAGTATGTCGAGCCTGTAAAAGAAGGTGTTGAGCTACCCCCCGAAGTTATGGCAGGGGTGATACCAGAAGGTAGTACTGCTGAAGATTTGTTAGCGGGCAACATACCTACTAAGAAACAAGAAAAAGAAATAATAGATTCTACACTAGATGGTACTGTCAACCCAGAGGAGGAAGAACAAAACCAAGATAACGCTAAACAAAGTAACTTAGAATCTCAGTTGGAGGCTGCTCCTGAATTTGAATATAGTAAAAAAGGATTATCAAAAGATGACCAAGCGGTACGTCAGTTAACACAAGACTCTATAGCAGACCTAACTAAACAAGCAGATCAGTTTGGGGTTGATTTCCGTTTGGTTACACAAGCCGACAGGGAAGCTGCTACTGAAAGAGGAGATCGTTTAAAACCATTCCAAGTAGTTCCGAGTGCGTCTGGTAACTACGTACTAATAGATCCAGTAGGGGTAGCTGCTTTGATAGAAGGTAAATCTTCTTTTAGTGCGAAGAAGATAACGAGGGCTTTGATGTCCGAGGAGATAGCACACCTCGCTGCTTTAGATAACATGACTAATGAAGAAGTCATGGAGATATATCAGTCGTTGCCTTCGTCTACAATACAAAACACCATCAATACTTACTATCAGAACAGTGCTTCAAGAGAAGCAGCTAGAGCTAGACTAGCAAGCACTGATGAGTCAGAAGCGAATCAAGAAGGGTATAGGCTTACTCAAGAGTTTCTAAGAATGGAAGCGCAGAAATCTGTTCGAGGATATACAACGGAACAAGACTTCGCTTTCTATAGGAACAATCCAAGTATACTCAGGTCTCTGATGAGATACTTAAAGTCTTTTGTAGAAAGACTAACTAAAAATTTAAAGTCAGATAATAACAATCCTTACTTATCTATGGGTATAAATAGGGTTGTTACTATGTACAACCAAATGAGGAAAGGGTTTAGGTCAGACATGGTAAAGACCTTTGACCCAAACAACCCACAAGAAAATTTATCTATCTTACAATCACAGATCTATGTAGATCCTGAAGAACCTTTAGATAGTGTAACAGGACTAGATTCAGAAATAGAATCTGAAGAAGGGGCAAGTAAACTATTGATGCGGTTCGGAGATCTAACTGGAATGTTAGAGCTACCACTCCTCTACTCAGGTAAATACAGAGGCAGATACAAAGGAGGGCTAAGTAAATTCTACAACAAGATCGTTGGCTCAGAAGACCCAAGACTAAGGAAGTTATATGAAAACGAAATCCAGTTACGCAACACTATCTTTGATGAGGTAGAACTATATAGGAAAAAATTAGAAGAGCTTGTCGCACAAGAGTATCCAGATGGAAACGCCCCAACAGAACTATTTAAATTAATAACAGGAGAGGGTGCTTCTACTAGACTAAGTGATGATAATGCATCAGAGATAGAAATGTTCTTTTTAGAACAAGAACAAACACTAGATAGAGCAAGGCAAAGCGAACTACGTACTGAGTTTTCAGAATTTAAAGTAAACCAAATCATATTGAAGTATGAAGGGCTATTTGATTTACTTGCTGAAAGAAAAGATAAAGCGTACAAGAATGCTTTTGAGGCACAGAAGAATAGGATATCTAGAGAAAGGAATGATGCTATCGAACAGCTTGGTGGTTTTGAAGCAGATGGTGTTACACCTAAAGGAGAGTTAGCAAAACATTTATTGTCCTTGAGAGAAAAGGTAGATGCTTTTTCTAAAAAAATTAAAGAACTCTACCCTAATAATCCCGAAGCAAGTAAAGAACTTAATGCAACTATTGATCACAACTTAGGAATCTATATAACCAAATCATACAAACTATTCTCAGAAGCTGGTTATGCTCAGAAGGTTATGGAAGAACCTGAGTATGCAGGTATCAGAGAAAGAGTAGCTGACTTCTTCAGAGAGCAATACATTTATCACAGATCTAGGGAGATATATAAGGGAGGTGCTACTAATCTAGCAGGTACAAAAATTAAAGCTACTTCTCTGATGGACGCAGAGCTTATAGCTGAAAAAGAAATAACAGATTCTACAGAAGGAGAAGAAGGCAGACCCATCATCATTGAAAATATGATGCTAGATTTCTTAGCTTCATATGCTCCAGATGGTGCAGGATTTGGTTTACCCAAAGTAAACTATCAGTGGAAAGAAAGATCACAGAGCATAACTAAAACATTAAAAGAAAAACTAGAGAAGAGAGAAGATATCCCTGCTGTACTCAAAGACTTTTTAGGAGAAGAAGCAGACGCTACTGGATACAATGCGATACTTAAAACATATATGCACGTTGGTGTTATGGCAGCCCACCAAGCTTTCATTAAGAATATCTATACGCTTGGGCGTAACCCAGAAAACAAATGGATTCTAAATGCTGAAGAGCTTAGTCAGTTACCAGCAGAAGAAAGGTTTGAGGATGCTGAAAACAGGACAGGTAATAAGTGGCAACGGATACAAGCAGGAACGGATGAGAGATATGATCCTTTTATGAGCGAGGGAGTTCATTTATATGCACCAAAAGATTTGGTACAATCTGTACAGAACATTGCAGATAGTATGAACTACTCTTTGAACGATGCCGATCAAGTAGTTTCCGCTACAACAAAAGTACTAGCACAAATAACTGGTGGTTCGATGGCTCTTAAAACTTTGGGTTCTGTAGGTTTCTATCTACGAAACGCATTAGGTAACGCTACCTACTTCGCTATGTCTCAAGGGATGTTCAATCCTTTCAAGATGTCTAAGACAGCTTGGAAAGAGTTCACTAGGAAAAACTTTTTCTTAGGTAAGAAAGCTGAAGATATCGAAGCTGCTTTCTCTGAGCTATCTGCTTTGGGAATCATCAATGATGAGGTAAGACCTAAGATGATTGATGAACTTGTGTTCGGTGAGAAAGATGCCACTGAACTCATGCAGGAGCTATCTGATAATTTAGATATCGTTTCTAAAACAAAAGAGACAGTTGGTGAACTTAAAGGTAAAAGTGATGAAGCGTACAAAAGACTTAGGGAACTATCTGCATCGATGGATACTTTCTACAAGATATACTATTACGGAAATGAGTTAGAGGTTCTGAAGAAAGCTAGGGCAAGAAAGAATGGCGACATCTACGAGACCATGTCTGACTACGACCTCAAAAGAATGGCAGCAGATAAAGTTAAAGCAACTGCTCAGTCATATAGTCAGGCAATACCTTTAGTAAAAGGATTAGCAAAGTCTCCTTACGGAGTTATGTTCGCCCCATTCTTGAGGTTCAAGGGAGAGGTTGTTCGTATCGTTGTTAACACTTTGAATTTAGGTATCAAAGAAATAAAAGATTCCAATCCTGTAATTAAAACTAGAGGGATTAAAAGACTGACTGGTTTAAGTTCAGTTATGATAGTTGGTTCCGCAGGTATAGCAGCTCTTACTAAAGTTATTGCAAACATCAGCGACGAGGAGGAGAGGGCGTTAAGGAGAATGATTCCTACCTACCTAAATAGCCACACTTTCTTTTTCTTCAGAGATAAGGAAGGTAACGTAAGAACAATGGATATGACTTACATTAATCCTTACTCTCAATTAGTTGATCCATTCTTACGTGCGTACACAAAAGCATTTGCAGGTGAAAGCACAGCTAGTATAACTGGAGAGTTTTTGAAGACACTAATTATAGATGAGTACTTTGATGAGCAAATTTTCTCAGGTGCTTTTAATAGCGTTATTAAAAATAGAGACCCACAGACAGGTAAAAAGATATGGGAAGATAGAGATGATCCACTAGATATATTTACTAGAGGAGCAGGATTTTTATTTGGAGAAGCTTTCCAACCACGAACCCTTAAAGCTTTAAGAGAAGTATACAGTTTATATGGGGGCAATGCTTCTGCGGAAGAAATATTCAGCAGGATATCTGATGAGTTCTATCCTGTACGTAGATACAAGATTGATTTTTATCAGAGAATACAAGGATACTTGTACTCAGCCAGACGAGAGAACCAAAACATTTCTCTCAGAAAGAATGTCGTACTACAAGAAACTCCAATGTCTGATGCAGAATTAAGAGATCTTGTTTATGATGAGATGGAACACAGGAGACGTATTGATAGGGATGTAATGGAAACTGTTAAAGCTGCTCAGTCTATGGGCAACTTAACAGATGATCAGATATTTAGTGCGGTTAAGAAAGCTAATTTCGGACAGAAGAGGTGGCAGTATATGCTAAAGGGATATACACAGACACCTGCCGAGGCGCACAAAGGATTACAAGAAAGACTTCGTGAACAAGCGGACAGAAAAAACAATCCCATCTTTATCCAAAGAGCTTTAAAACTAAATAGAATTTACCAGAGCCTTCCAAGGTTCACCAAGTTTTAAGCCATAGCAAAACTTCTGAAAGGGATAGTAGCAGATAACGCCCCATGCTTATGGGCGAGATACTTGAAAGTATCTATGCTCTTTTGTTTGTCTTTGTTTCTATACAGAAGGACTCTTGAATCTTTGATGCTTGCAACAATCTCGTATGAGTTTTGTTTTTCCAACATCGCAATCCAATCATATCTACTATCTGCATCCGTTTGTATGTAGCGTTTAACACTCATGGAAATATTGCTTCGGCAGAATTGCCTTGGCAGCTCCCAGAGGCATAAAGATCTCCTCCCCAACTCTAGGGTTAGCTCCAGTCTCATCCCTAAATACAGGATAAACTTTAAATGTCTCTGGCATTACTCTGTGGTTTTTTGTTTGCATGGACATAAGGAGTTCAAACTCTTCAAAGTATATTCTCAAAATGTTCATGGTCTTTAACAATATTTCTAAAATGATATAAAAGCAAGACAGAAAATACCCTGACCCCTGTAGTCTGAACTAGGTGTTCATCAAAGACGCATTGAACAACTATGCAAAAAATAACGCCTCATCTAGAGTTCTCCTCTAGCTTTATTCCTAGTCCAGAGTACAGGAGTCAGGGTTCATGGTTAAAATTAGTGTCAGGTTTTATGCGTTTACCTGACGGGTGTATGAAAATAACCAGAGTACCAAGCTCCGACGCAATACCCAATTCTATTAATCTTTATTTATCTCAGAGGAGACAGCGAAGAACTTTAGTACAAGGTAGATCAACGCAAACCAGATAACTATTCCTGCTAGTATTGTCATGATGTGAATTTGTTTAAAAGATTTACTACAGATTCTTGTGTACTTAAATAGTGATGGGCTTCAAACGTAGCTTCACTTTCAGGCACACACCCATATTCCTCAAGGAACTTTTGGCGTAAAGCTCTAAGAAGTTCTGGAGCCTCTACCCCAAAACTTTCTGCGGTGGAATGAAACTTACGCTCTCGTTTCTTTAGTTTATTATAATTCATATTAAACTTTTTTGCGTGACGAGTTGCGTCTGCTTTGTTTTTAAACCATTTGGTTTGTGTACCTGCTGTTGGGCAGTCGCACCCATCCATTTCGTTAGTTGTTACTTTATATATTGTGTTCATAAACTTATATCTACTTCGGGTTCTATTGGATTCACTTTATAAAGAATAGTTAAGTTGCATTGGATTGTTTGAAGGCATCTTCTCGCAAGCAGCTCCAAATTGAGTTAAGTGGTTTTCGTAAACTTCTTCATCATCAGGTCTTACAGTTGGGAAACTTTTAAAGTCAGGTTGCCTTAACGCAAACCGACTCATCAATTTCTTTTTACGCTCAGGAGACATCAGTACTTTTAATCTCTCAGTTCTTTCTGCCTCTGCTTCTGCTTCCCTCTCTTTTTCTTTTTCTAAAGCAGCCCAATATTCTTGCCTCTCCTCTAACCATTTCTTTTTAAGCTTTATTCGGTCTTGCTCGGCTTCTTTTTCTTCCCTCTCTAGTCGTGCCTCCATATCCTCCCTGTCCTTTTCTAGTTTTATCTTGTACCATTTTAATTTTAGTTCTTTACGTAAAGCTCTTATGTATTGAGAATCAGATCCGTTCCCAATAGCTAGAGCCGTATAGTAATTAACATCTTTTATGTAGTCTCCGTAGAACCCTGCTAAAAGTTTAGCCTCCTCTGTAATATAATTTGAATCTAACATTTTACTCTAATTCCTACTAGTATTATCATAAGTCTAAATCTATCTCAGGTTCTATTGTGTCTGTGTGTTCTAGTGCTTCTTTGAAGCACCCCGACTCTCTAGCCTCTTTGATCCTCTTGAATAGGTAAGCTACTAATACTTCATCGCTAATCATCCAAGGATCAAGGTGCAGGGAGTCAACGGAGAATGAGATGTTGAAGTCATGCGTAAACAGCTTTGGTTTGCTACTAATAACATCCCTCAACCATTCATGGTAGGGTTCATTTGATATGTGATTGCTCGGCATCGTTTAGTTCCTCCATTCTTTCTGATAGTGAATTGATTCTTCTTTTGTATTCTAAGATACGTTCGTTGTGTATACGTATCTCATCTGCCTGTTCATGCAACTTCTGTAACAGTCGCAGACAGATGAGAACGATACCAACATACACTCCTATGATTAAAATTGCGTATATCATTTTTGTCCTTTAATATTTGAAAATCGGCTAACTTGAATAAATGGATTGAGCATATATTTATTACTAGCCGATATATTCAGACTACGATACTTTGCCACATAAGCTCCGTCAGTAGGGGTTTTATTTTCTGTATTCCTAAGATTATCTATTTTCTTTTTACGCCTAGCTTTACGTAAACCTTTTGCTTTTGCTTTCGCATTCCTTTGGGATCTGTTCATTTTACTCTGGTCTAATTGCTATTTCTATCGAGCCGTCTGTATGCCACAGGATATCAGCTAGTTGTTTCTTTCTCACAACGGACTGGTACTCATTCCATGCGTCGTTAAACTTTGGATAGCTGTACTTCGCCCACATCTTGAGATCACTCGGATGAATGTAATCTATATCAGATGGTTTATAATCACCGATTGAATCCCAATCCCTTTGAGTCATCTGAGTTTCTCTTTCATCTGCCTCCAGTAAATCTGCAAGGGCGGTTTCACTGGCTAAGTTCTTATGGCGTTTCTTTCGGAGCGTCACCCTTGGTGGGTTCGGCTCCAATGAAACAATATAAGATTCACCATTTAATTCTACAGCTCTGTGTATTGCTTTGTTTAAATCTGTAGCCATTATGATATCTCCTTAATATAATCTTCCCATTGGGATGCTTCTTCTAATTTATAAATCAAATCATCTATAACATCTCCGATAGTAAAACCAGATCCGTTATTATCCTTTGGTTCATCCATCAACTTGCGTAGCTCTAAGAACTCCTTGATGTCATTTAAATCACATAGGGTTTCTGATACGTTCATTCTGATATCTCCTCCTCTGTTATAACTTCACACTCAGCAGATAACAAAGTATCTGCTCCTCCCTCCCACAAGAATACGTTACTAATTGAACCTTCGTAATAAATAGCGATGTGATCATCACTGTTTGGTATCTTAACTTCTAAGAGTTTCATTCTGATACCTCCTCAAAGTCCCAATAAATGTCAGATATGTTATTCTTGATATACTCGTGTACGTGTTCTTCCAAATCATCTTCTTTACATTTGAAGTGTATATTATCACAAGCGTGATGCTTCAGATAAACTGAAAATAATTTCTCTTCTGCCTCTTGATGGGTGACTACCCAATGCTGATCAAAGCTAATCTCCTGTTCACAAGTAGAACAACGACCATCTCTAGCAAGGAAAGATACTATTTTATCTTCGTGTTTAGTTATCCACTGGAAATGATCTAAATCTACGTCATCAGGAAATACACTGTATGTAGCTTTGTCACTGCATTTACAGGGAGAGAAGTTTGTTTCGACTACGAATCCTCGGTTTCTCATTTTGATACCTCCTCAATCAATTTAAGTATCTCAGCGAACTCATCACTAGGATCATTCTCACTCCAATCTACGTCCAAGTTTGTAGTGCAAATGGTTTTAATTTTTTCTAGTAGGTCTTTCATTCTGATACCTCCTTACCAACTTTATCTTGTACGGGGTTCTCCCACAGTTTGAGTTTGTACTCCTCTACTTCTAGCTCCTTGATGATAGTCATTGAGTCACAACACCAGATAGCATCATCAACTTCTTCAATTATATCTGCCTTAGTTCTGTTAGCAGACATCGGGTGTACACATCCATAGAATGTGAACTTATATACTTTAGGTTTTTTCATAGTTATTTTATTTAGAGTTAATGCCCCCTCAGATAGAAGCCGTATAAGAAACTATCTGAGGGAGCTGTGTTTCATTACTGTTTGAGTAACGGAAATTCATTATAGCATCGAGTGAATATTGAGTCAAGATATTTTCTTCAATTATTTTCAATTAGTACATACCTTTTTTTCATGACTCATGCTCACTAAAAACTATCTCCCTATTCATGGGTCAGGGTGCAGGGCGCAGGGTGGGGGAGTCCGAAGTCTCTGAAGTCTGACAGTGTGCGTCTCTGAAGTCTGACTAGGGCTTGGTTTGTTTTTTAGATGAGTATGTGGTGTGCTTTGAATATATAAAAAGAGTATCAGCATAAGCTGATACTCAATGTGTTATACGTATACAGTAAAGCCTGATTGATCTTTGGTGGCTTTACCTTTTGCTTTGAGTGCTACTATTCTGTTTGGTTTATCTAGGAATCTTAGGTCATGTTTATCTCCGTTGATTGTTATCATGTCTTCCCATCCACCACCTCCGTTTTGTTGTAGGTCTTTGTCGAATACAACTGCTACATTTGTACCTAAGTTTACCATACTTTGTATGAAACTTATTTTGTGATTCTCTGACCTTGAGAATGTTAAGTGGTAGTTTTCAGGTAGTTCTTTGTTAGCAAACTTTATTGCTCTTACATGGTTTTTTGTGTAGTCGTAGAATTGTACATCTGGATTGCTTTGTATGATTCCGTATCTTTCCCATGAGATGTCGCTTGTTAGGTTTAGTCTGAAGCAAGGTTGAAGATCTTCTCTTTTAGCTTTGCGTTTAGCTGCATAGATATCTTTGTTTAAGAAGTGTAAGAAGTTAGCTTTGCTTTCATAAAACATTTTAGTTTTACGTATCCTTGCTTCTTGTACTGAATTCATATGTCCTCTACCTGCTGTGTTGAGACATGCTTCAGCACATCCTTTGCTTGCATATGGACATACGTTTCTACCAGACAGGGTATAGGGTGCAAGGTGGAGACCAAAGGTCATCCACCCATACCCTTTACTTTTGTTTATCTTTTGATTGTCTACAGTAAGAAGTCTCATTAGTCTTGGATTAAGTATTCTTTTTTGTATCCTTTATCATCAGATTCTTCGTGATTACTTATGTGCATTTTGAATGTGTAACCATCTTCTATTCTTTCATGCCAATCATCTGGGTAATCTTTTTTTAACTCTTTCAGAGTTTTGTAATGATTCCAGTATACGATTGTATCATGTAAGTCTACAGGTCTACCTTCGTGTCGTTCCCATTCTGCTTGGAATGCATAGATGAGTGCGTAAGGTTCCCAGCCTTCAGTTATGTGCCAGTCTTTTACAATTAGGTAGGCCTCGTTTGGAGTTATGTTAGTTAACATTGTATGAAATGTGGGGGGACTCTCACCCCCCTTGGGTTTTAGTTTACTATGAAGAATGCTATTACTACTATGATGAGCCATGTGATAGCCCATGCAAATGTTGCTGCTTCCATGTTAGCTGATAAGATTAGCGAACTGTTTTGGATTACTGTATGTAGCAGGTAGAGTTTCTATTTTAGTATTGAGTAGTTGTCTACCTCTTTCAGCTTCTGCATGTAGCTCATTGTCATCTATGACTTTGCACAACCATGATGCAAACCCTGCTTTGGCATCTGCTCCAGCTCCGAATTCACTTGATGTGTATTTTTTCCATGCTCTGTCTGTTGTACCATTATCATGGCCTGAACCATCACCGCTTGTGTAGTATTCAGTCACTGCATTGAATAAGTCATAGAGTGTTTCACCTTTGTTGCCTTGACCGTTTTTGTGAAGGTAAGCAATATCAATGATCTGATTGAAGGCTCTTGTAGATACGATTGTGTTTGGATCTACTTTGATACCTTTGTATGCAGACATAAGTGCTTCTGCTTTTTGTGTATCACATGCTACTTCAGCAAAGCGTTTCATCATATAGACGAATTGATCTCTGCCTTTGTATATGTTAGCAATCGTACGTCCTGCTTCATCAAGTCTTAGATCTGCATTAGATGTTTTCTTGATCTTGATTGCAAGGTCACCTTGATCGCCAAGTGCATATTTGAATGTGTTAGCACATACTACTCTTGTGTTTGAATCAAACATTGTCATAGCATATGAACCATCATGTGACTGAAGCAAGTTAAGATAGAATAGGAAGCTATCTCCATTGATTAGTCGTTGAGCATCATCTGCAATTTCAAGTGATGAGAAGAATAGTTTACCATTTTTCAGAGTACCTAAGGTTTCGATATTGTAATCAATACCTTCATCATCTAGTGAATTGCATACAGCTTGCACTAGTTGTTGGTTAGGTATTGATTTGTATCTAGCTGATGGTACACCAAGGCCATATCGTATACCTTCAAACTGTCTGGTTAGTATCTTGTTTTCAGGACACTCTGACCATGTGTTGATTAGTTCTACGATTGATGCATGTGGAAGACCATCTTGCCTTGCTGATATATCTATCAGTTCGTCTCTGAGTTTAGGGTTTACATCCGCATATGCAGTGCCTTCTTCAATGTCGAAGTATACATTGCGGTGATCACTATCAATGATTTCTTTTGATAGTTCTGGCTTGATGACTTGAAGGTCATGCCATTCTTTTTTAGTGGATATTACGGTATCGGTATGTTCGATTTCGTGCATGTTATTTATGTTTTGTATTTAGTATGTTGTTGATTATGATGAAGTTGTATCATCATAAAATTGTATTAATATTCTCTTGCTAGTTCTTGTAGTATGTCAGCTACTTTGTTTGATGTTTTCTTTAGTTTTTCTGTATTGAGTTTTAATTCTTCATACATGAGGTTTTTCAATTCGTTTATGTTTGAATCGAGTCTTTTGATTCTATTGTCTAGTATCTCATCTTCATCTTCTTTTCTGTCTTCCATGCGATCATGGATGATGTCAGCGATATCAGATGGATCAAAGTGTTCCGCAATTTCGTAAGATGAGAATTGATCAGCTATTTGATATGATAGATCGTTGAGATCTATATTGTTTGCGATACTTTCATGATCAACTTCGTATGCAAGTTGATCGTAGTTTATACCATTAGCTATGACTTCAAGTGCTGAGTCATTTTCTAGTATATTGTCTGCAACTATTTGAACAGTTGTTTCAAAGAAGTCTTTGTCTTTCATGACTTCATCAGCAATTTCAATACTGATTTCACCGTTATATAATTCTAATGCTACTTTGTTTGCAGTGATGTTGGCTCGTTTGATGATTGCATCAAGTAGTTTGTTTTTGATAGCTTTGAATGGAGCTAGTAGTTTACTTTTCACAGTTTGTTTTGGGATGTTTAGTCTGTTGTTACAGATTATTCTTAGTGGTTCTATTTTCATAGGTTATTGTTTGTTGTATTCGTATAGTTCGTTGATTGAATAGTTAGTTGGATCATCATTTAGATAACAATCATCATATCTATTTTGAATCTGTAAGTCATTAGACCCACATACACATTGCCGTCCATCATTACTGCGACCGCAATCATTGCAAATATATAGGGGTTCATCTGACATCTTTATTTTCTAGGCTTCGGGATTTACTTTTTTGCTTCATATGGCCCAAAGGGCGAAGCAAAAAATACAGCCCGAAGAATAGAAAATTGAGGTCAGCTATGAACCCATAGTATTTGATAATTATTTTTTGTCTACAGGTCTCTGACACTAGGCAACTGAGCAACACAGGAATTAACGTATGCCTGTGATGTACTTAGTAGTTATTTATTGAGTTTGTATTAAGTGTGTTTTTTGTTGGGTTGTATAAAAAAACCCTAGCGAGTACGAAACTCACTAGGGTTGTGATGCGCTTGCGGTTATTTGTTTTTGTTCTTACGTGCGCCTTTGGGTCTATTGGCTTGAGTTTTGGCGTAGCTGAATGTGGTAGCTGATGCGCTTCCGTAATACAATGCTCTTCCAGTAACGGTTCCTGCTTGCGTATCGGGTAAGCCACCGTTAAAGAACTCACGAGCTTCTTTAACCTGAGGGTCAGTTGCGACTCCACCTACGACGGGTCGGGCGTAATGAGTAGCTTTTGGGTTGCTTATGTTCTGACGAGGGCGAATTGCCGTGTTAGCGTAGTAGGTGACTGCGCCCGTGCCGTCAGCAACGTGTTTCCAAGCAGTCAACGCTAATGCGGAGCCTTCGACTGACTCATTTGCATAGTCTCGAAGTGCCTTCTCAACTTGGACCGCATTGTCCATGTCAACTTCGGCTTCCTTCAAGATTTCCTCGTGAATGTCAGGGTGAGGCCAGAACATTATAGTAAGGTCCATGTTGAAGGTTACTTCGACTGAGTGTGTTGTGCAGTTAGTTGCAGTTAACGCTGATGCTGGAGTGTCATTAGTTATTTTTTTCATATTATAATATAGTTTAGTTAATATATATCTTTTGATATAAATACAGGAAAGGTGCGATCTGATTTGTCAAATCTGTGATTTTACAAATCAAGGTCAATAGTGCGTGTATAAAACTTTATACAAAAGCACTATCATCAATATAAAGATGTTTTAGTGTTCCGTTAGAATTTGATATAAATTTTAGAGGGGCAAACTCGAAAGAGATTCATTCAAACAGGTGTCGATGGGAAAGTGAGGACACCTGTTTGAATGAATCTCGTTAATTGTTATTTGTTATTTTCAGAGTAGCCGAAGAGGCTGGTCTGAAAATAACAAATAACACTAGAAGGGGCGGGTCGTTTAACTACCATTACACATTGAGTTTTATGCCAAATTCTAACGGAACATTAAAACATCCTAACTGAGAGCATCCTTATAATGTCCGACGTGTGGGATCGATCCAAGGGTCGCAACTTTTCTCAAAGTTGCCCCCTTGTATCGATAGGTGAGTCTAAGTCAAAAGACGTACGGTCGCTTCCACGGAGTGGTGAGATTATTACGAAGCCCGAAATAAACTAAAAAAATCCCCACTGAATATCTAAGACTGGTCGTGCTTCAAAACGACAACGGAGAGTTTTGAAATTCAAAACTTGTTTTGAATTCTTCCGAAAACGTCTGGGGATTTTTTCCAAGTATTCGTTGAAGAGGCGCAAAGATCGCAACTGATCTAAATACATTTTACAAATGCCCTTGTAAAATTTATTTCGATTAGTTGCTCTTTGCTGGTCCAACTCGTTGGACCTTGACTCAAGGTTGATGTCACTACATGCATGCACTTCAATATAAATCGGTGTTCATCACCGAGTGGACGAAATTGCCAGTGACTCCTTAGTTCATGAAAGGTAACCAATTTCGCAACACTCAGGACTCAGGCTACAGGGTTCAGGGTACATCAACCTGAAGTCTGACGAAATGAACCATGAATCATGGATCAGGGTTCCTTGACCGTGCATAAGTCATTTCCCTTTATATCGAGAATGAGCGGTGTATAAGGATTTATTGTGCATACGCCACCCCCGTATAGGGTAATTTTTTTGACAGCGAACTGTATATATAGAGGGCTGTAAGAAAAAATTTGACTTATTTTTGCCCGCTCATATTAGTAGCTATGGCAGACCTTAAAAAGCAAGAATACTACAAGAATAACAAGGAAAAAAGACTAGAATACCAGCGTAAATACTACGAAATGAACAAAACTAGTATCGCTGAAAAACGAGAAAGAGAAAGGGCTGATGACCCAAAGTGGAGAGAAAAACAAAGGGCTTATAACCGAGCTTACTACCTACAGAACAAAGAGCGCATAATGGAACAAAGAAGGCTCAAGAAACAAGGTACAGAAAACCGCTCACAAGAATAAGCGGGCATTCACCAAAAAAGCGGGAACAAAGAATTGACCATATGGATTTTGAGCGTCTTTATTATTCCCCAAAACTTTTTCTAATAAATATGAAAATGTCTAATACAGTTTATGATATATGTAAATACATTGTATATGTCATAAACTGTATTAGAAGAAAATAACATTATCTATATTAATATATGTAATATGTATTGATTCAATTTCTTTTCTGTGTTACTGCTTACTTATGGAAAACCTATTAGAAAAAACTGAAAGAAGACCTATCCCCAAAACAAAATATGAAATAGACCAACATGGGTTTGTTTATCGCAATGGAAACCGTTTACGATCTCAATATAAAAGTGGCCGTTGGTACGTAGTATTAACTAAAAAATCTGGTAAGCGTTTAACCGTAGACACCGAAAGACTAGCTGAATTGATTTTCAGCGACGAGAATCCTCCAGAATTGACGAGAACCATGATTGAGGATCAGATGAAGGCTCGACAGGTTCCAGAGTATCCTCGCTACTCTGTGACCGAATATGGGGCTATCTACTGTATGGTCCCTCCCAAGAGGGGTCCAAACTCAGGGAAGATGTATCTTGTCAGAGAAAAAACAAATACAGCAGGTAAGCAATACGTAGCCCTGTACGACTACGAAGGCTGCCGTCGTTATGTACAAGTTCAACATATCGTGGACTCTGTATGGTGATCCCTGATTCATGATTCCTGACTCAAGGTACAGGGATCAGATTCACCCTTGTAGA